TTATATTTGAATAATCAGTAAGGGCTGGGCAAAGCGTAATCCCATCCACCACAGGAAGATTATCAAACTCTTGTTGTGTGATTGTGTTCATTTTGTTTCCTTCTCCAAGCGTTGCGCGATTTTCTTCTAGTCGTTCGTTGCGGTAAATGTCGTCTGCGTCCGGTTCGCACACACGTTTCAGCGTTCGCAGGAATGAAGCATCCGATAGGCGGTTTGTTTTAATGGGGGTCATTTCACATCCTCCCGTTTACCAGCCGCAGCGATAAGTTCCGCGCATTTCTTTTCGTAAACACCTTCTTCCGCTTCACATTCATACTGGCAATCTGGTTTTTTTGCGGCGATAAGTTGCGATTGTATAAGAGCCGTAGCACTTTCAATGTCATAACTGTACTTGTGCTGGTTTGCACTGGTTAAGCATTCCAAACTAATAAATTCATAAGATGATAATCTTTCAGCAAGCTCCCGCGCACTCACTTCCGTTGCCTCAAAGAGGGTGGAGAGTTGGTCGAGGGCTTCGTTGCCAGTAAACCTATTTGCGAATGTGTTTGTTCTATTCAGTGCTTCCCGCACTTGCACGATCAGTTCTTTTGGGGTTGGGTGGGTCATCACACCCCGCCTTTCTTGGATTTTAGCTTGGATATTTCCTGCAAACATCTGTTCACGCCGTACAGGGCGCCTGGAGATAGCTGGTGCTCGTTTGAGGCAAGATCAGTGCACGCTTTGTGAGCTTCTTCCAAAGCGGCATCCCGCCCATTTTGCTCTGCATAGATCAGCGCATTACTGGCATGATCGTCAAAAAAATCCGCTTTTGGCACACCATAAGCATCAAACATTTTACGAACAATGCCGATTGCTTCGCTGGATAATTCTTCACTCATTTCGTTTGCTCCTTTGGTTGCGGTATTTTGGCGAGTGCGGTTTTGGCTCTATCCCATGCAGCTTCACAAATACCAGCATTGGTTGGGTATGTGTCGTCTTTAGGATTCATGTCGTCTATTAGTTGATCGAGTGCACCATACAGCTCAGCAATCACGCCGCCCTGCAAAGCCGTTGCAAGCTCAAGCGGGTCGATGTTCATGCGCTCTGCGGCGGATGTGATGGCATCATTAGCAAAGCTCATTACTTGAATGGCTTTGGTTGCTTCTGCTTCGGTGGGTTTCATCACTTTTTCTCCTTTGTGTGGATTTATGCACTCTCTACCGATCTCGCCTTGCTTCGGGTCGCATCCCAGACAAAAACATTGCTCTGGTTCGCTTGCGGGTGTTTCAGGCTCGGCAAGTGCGGCGCGGAGTTCACAAAGCGTTTTATAGTAAGAATAATCAGGGTAGCAATTCTTTAACATCATAATGCGTCCAAATCCTTCCAAAGCGGACATTGCCTTCTCAATCGTAGCGCGTAGCTCGGGGGTCATGGGGTTTCCTCCTTATTCGTTGAGCACATTTCTGAAAATGTATAAGGAGAGCAATCCGTTAAATAGCTAATCACGCTTTTAAGAATATCCTCCGCCATTTCCAGTTGTTTTTCTTCTGTCGCACCAAATACTATTACAGCATTTGCTGCTTTGTTGAGCTGTTTTTCAGCTTGTTTTATGTGCATATATAGATCGGCACGTCTTTCAGTTATGCTTTTCATTTCTCATCCTTCCCCGCGAGCCTTGCGGCAACAGCATTGATTTGAACACGCTCAATCAGGAAATCAACATAAGGCTCGATATTAATATACCAGCGTTGCATCCATTCCTCTACGCTCACCATCTTCACGTCCAGCAGGGCAAGCTGCTCTTGATCGGATACACCGAGTTGATCTGCTGACCAGATGATGTATTCGCGCAGGTCTTCAAGAGTGTATGGCTCGTTTTTTGTTTCGTGGGGTGTGGTGTTTACCATAGAGCGCAATCCTATAATACGATCATTAAGCTGAGCGGGTGGAATGGTGTTGTTTGTTTTCTGTGCAGCAAGCAGCGTTTCGAGAACATATTTAATCGTTTCGTGGGGTGTGGTGGTCATTTCTCCTGCTCCAATTCAATCGCAGCCAACGTGATAGCAAATACCCCACAATCGTCATTGTCCTTGACTATCGCTTTCAGCATTTCCTTACAGTCTTTGATGCGCTTTTGGTCTTCAACTGACATCTCTGAAATGAAACCCTTGACCATTAGTTCTAGTGCTTTACTCATAGCTTCACCCCATTCAAAAGTTTATCGACGAGTCCAGCGTAACCGGCGATGTCGTGCCAATTGTCTGCATAGTTTGGATCACCGTTCAAAATGCGCCCGATCTTGTGAACAATCATCTCTAGTGACTCTTTCTGAGCATCGGACAGCCTTGCCCAACCAGGATGCGCTCGCATAACCCGCTTGAGGTTTTGAGTAATCTTTGCATGTTCATCGAATGGGTCGTAGCGGTTTCCGCGCTCGGTGAGCGTGTTGTCGACTGAGGGGGTATCATTTGATTTTTCTTGGTATTCTGCTTCGTCTATCGGCAGTGCAGTCATAGGTCTGCGCCACGCAACGATGTCATAAAAACTGTGACGGTGAACCCAATTGAAATCATGAGTTTTACCATTTTTAATTTCACCGTTTCTTAGTATTATTTCGACAGGATGTGCAGCTTTCAATTCTTCAGGATGAGTTCCTTCACCGTTATATGTTTTCCATTCGTCCATAGTTCACTTCTCCATTCTAAAAGCTGGTTCAACGTATCGGTTTTTCTCTATCCAATATGACCAACCGTAAAAGTTGATCACTGCTAAGATGATGCACAGGGCTAGTTTAACCATTGTAGCCCCGCCAATATCCTAGTTCAAAAGCTGCTCTCCTGACCTGATCATTATTTGAATGGTACGGCCAATTCGCAGGGTCAGGTGATTTACCTAATCTGCGGTCATGTTCGCCCATTTTGAAACCTGATGCTGTTGCCAGCGATCTGAATCTACCAGCCACTTGGTCAACAAGAGGAGCATTATCGGCTGGCCACAGTGCATAAGGTGTGAGAAAGATCATTGTAGCCCCTTATAAACCTTTTCAACTTTAAGATAGCTTTCGAGCAGCGGCTCTTGACCTTGTTCCCATCTGTAAAATTGGGAAAAGTGGACACCAATCATAAGTGATATTTCTTTGACGCCCTTTTCGGGATAAGCTTCACTGATCTTTTTTAACATTTTTAATGCTTTAGTAATTCTACTCATTGGTAACTCCTGTTGTTTGTATCATGCGAATCATATTCGCACACCACGAATCAGATTACAAGAAGTTTTTTCGATTCATTGATATAAAAATTATAGTTAACATTATCAAAGCGAAACTGACGCGAATCATTGCAGACCGTTACTTTATAACCGGCATTTATGGCTGTTTCACGCGCTTCATATTTAGATTTATTTTTCGTGCAGACCCGTTCATCCCATTGACCGCCTGTTTCGTTCATGACACGTTTATATTCGTGATCTGGGACATCATTGGCTTTTTTAAATTGACCCGCTGGTCCTACGCTCGGCATACGCTTGACCAAACTCTCACCATCTGTGCTGATATAAAAACGTGTGTTGCGTTGCATAGGTTGTAAACCCCAGAGCAGGAGATCACTCCGCTTAACTTTGACAGCACACATAAAATCGAATGAGTTGATACAGTTGCGGATAAACATCTCAATATCGACACCGTGAACCATGTGGGCAACAGCGGCACGCACGCTTACCACGTTAGAAAAGTTCTTATGCCATGACACCGGCTGCGCATCGGCAATTGAATGATGGTAATTGCATGGATCGGGAGTCCAATATGCGCCCTTGAGCTTCAATGAACCGTCAAGTGATTCGGCAATATAGTTATTCACATCCTTAATCCACATACGTTTGTAATCGGTCGATTCGAGCGTAAGCATGGTCTGGATTTCCCACATGCTACACACGCGCGCGGCTTCGGGTTCATGGTTCTTATCAATGTAATATGTCACACCATCCGTGTTAGCCTGAATAATTCTAAGTGTTGGGACTGCGATTAATTTTTCGATCAACATGGACAAGAGTAACTGACCATTGATCGTGACCGACATGGTAAACTGTGGATCATAGAACACGCTGTAAATACTATTCGATTTACCATACACGCCGTTGCTGGCCAGCTTGAGAGCATTAGCCTCTGGGCATTTCTTACCCTTCTCCACCTGCCAGCGTTTGCGCTCCTTGGGTAACTCTGAATAGATTTTTACGAATGGTGCACCAAGATGATGTGGGGCGAGGTTATTCTTAATGGCAATCGATGGATAAAGAGCCGCCACATCGATGTCCCGAATGATCCAATCTCCGCCAGCTTCAATACGCTTATTTTCGACACTACCGTGGATACCGCCGACACCGTAGTGAAATTGGACACCACCGAGATTAGCACTTAAATCAGTAAAAACACCTTTGGTCTTAATGGAAGTGAACTCATCGATAGACAACTCTTCCGCTCTGAGCACCTGTTCCGACATGTACTCATGCACGCGCTTGAACTCAGGCGTATCGAATTTTATGTACGGAAAAATTATATTTTTGAGAGCGATGGTAGAACGTGGTGTTTGGCGCATCTTCCGCTTACCACTTGATCTATCGTAGCAGAGATCATCACCAAGCTTCTGAATGACGGTCTGTTCACCAATCTTCGTGTCGTTCCAATTAAGCACTTCAAGACCGAACTTATCGATCATATTTATTCTGAACTGGATCGCCTCTTCACTGAACAACGTGAACCGTTTTGTCTCGGTGACATCATGTAAGTTATAAGGAATGAGC